TGAAGCTGACGAGCAGGCAAGGGCATCGCGGGATGCCTTCAACGCATCGCTACAAGACAGGACGTTGACGCGAATTGCCAGTGAAGCAGCGCACGTCTATGTGTACGGTCGTGCCCGCGTCGGCTCAGCTGTCGTGGCCATCTTCACCAGTGGCGCGCGCGACGAGTTCAAGCACCTGGTTTGCATCCATGCTGCGCATGAGTGCGATGCTATCGAAGAGGTCTACATCGCTGGCAAGGCGCTTGGAGCGCTGGATGGCGACGGCTTCGTGACGGCCGGCGACTATTATGTCGAATCGACCGCGACCGCGACGGAAACACATACCGGCACCTCATTTAATCTTGCCAACACGCCAGTCGCCGGGTCGGTATCTGTGGTTGCACAAATTTCATATGATGGAGGCAGCCCTGCGCCGGAACTGGTCTCGTCGTCTGTGTCTGGAACGACGGTCACGATTGATGCAGACTATGGTTCGGTCACGGCGACCTACCAGTACATGGTTCCATCCAACCGTGTGCGGGTGCAAAAGCATCTCGGGGGCGCCAGCGATCCGGTCGACGCCTACCTAAATTCGATCCTACCTGCGAAGTGGCCGGCCACTGCAGTGCTGCGCGGGTTTTGCTATACGGTGATCACGCTGGACCTGAATCAGCCGGAATTTCAGGGCGGTATCCCGCAAATTGAAGTGCTGGTTAGAGGGAAAAAGCTGTTTGACCCCCGCGACGACTCAGAGCTCTGGTCACAGAACCCAGCGCTGGCCATCCGCGATTACCTGACCTCGCCGATGTGCGGCGTGGATTCGGCCGACATTCCTGATGCTGACGTCATCACCGCCGCGAACGCCTGCGATGAAGTGATCACGACGCCGGCTGGGGCAAGGTACACGATCAACGGCACCGTCGCCGCGAATCAAGCACAGGCTCAGGTGCTTGAGAAGATGGCGCAGTGCATGGCCGGTGGCATTGTGTCGACCAGCTGGTCGATGTGGGCAGGCAAATACGTGGCGCCGGTGCTCGACCTGGCGCAGGAAGACATCATCGGTTCGTTGGCCATCACGCCGGGCGTGTCGGATGCTGACCTTTACAACGGCGTTCGTGGCCAGTTCATCGGCCCTGAGAACAGCTATGTGAGCACGGACGTCGCGCCGTATCAGAACCCGACCTACGTTGCTGCGGACGGTCGGGAAATGTGGACGAACATCGATTACCCATTCACCGACACTACGCAGCGCGTCCACAACCTGGCGCGAATCTTTACCGAGGACCAGCGCAACGGCTACACGGTCAAAGCAGAGTTTTCTCTAAAGGCGTGGGACGTCACACCGGGTTCGCGCGTGACGCTGACCAGCTCGGTGTTTGGCTGGTCGGACAAAGTCTTCCGCGTGACAGATAAAAAATACTCGCCAGTGTCGGCGGTCGAGCTGACGCTAAAAGAGGACGCGGCAGAAATCTGGGACCAGGCTGACGCCGTGACGGTTGATTCAACGCCGAACACTGATCTGCCGAACCCGTTCGTGCTGGCCGCGCTAGGCCCGGTGACTTGCGAATCCGGCACAGAATCACTCTTGATCCAGGCTGACGGCACCGTCGTGTCACGAATCCTCGCAACATGGACGGCGACCACCGACCAGGCGGTATCGACGAACGGCGAAATCGAAGTCCAGTGGCGACTGATTGGATCGGACATCTGGCAAAAGACCACTGTCGCCGGCGATGATACAAGCGCATTCCTGACGCCTGCTGAAGACGGTCAGTTCTATCTGGTCCGGGTGCGGGGGGTGAATCCGTACCTGAACGTGCGCAGTGACTGGGCCTATGCTGCCGCGCACCAGGTCATCGGGAAAACAGAAGCTCCGTCCACCGTCACAAGTTTTTCAATCGACGCCGACGGGTTGGCCACCTGGACGCTGGTGGCTGATGCGGACGTGCGCGCCGGTGGCGGGTATGCCCTGCGCTGGCAACAAGGCAACAGCCGAAGCTGGGGCGACGCCTCGCCCTTGCATGATGGCGTGCTGACTGAAAGTCCGTACCGGATTCAGATTCGCCCTGTTGGCTCGGCAACCTTCATGATTAAGGCTGTCGACTCGTCGGGCAATGAGTCCGCCGCAATCGCGTATATCGTCACCAGTCTTGGTGACCCGGTAATCGACAACATCGTCGAGTCCTACGACTTCAAGGACGCCGCCTGGCCGGGTAGCTACACAGGCGCCACGATCTCCGGTGGCGACCTGGTCGCCACTGCGGACGCTTCACCGATCGCATGGGATCCGAACCCCTTGACCGCCGGCTGGACGTTTGACACGGCCGACGGCTGGACGGCGATCACCTACGGATCGATTGAGTACGAATCAGAAATCTTCGTCGTTGCCGCAGCAGATGCCGGCGCGCAATTGACGCTGGCGGCAACGATCGTCGGCACTTCGTACCTGATCGAGTTCCGCCGGGACGGCGATGCGCCAGGCTGGACCGACGATCTTGAGCTTGGTTGGACGGACGATGCGGATGACGGCTGGGGCGCTGAAGCTGCGTGGCGGCCGTGGCCGGGTGCGCTCACCGCTTCCGAAGGCCGGTATCAGTGGCGCGTGACGATCCAAAGCCGTGACGTGCAAGGCGTGATTTCTGAGTTCACGGCCCAGCTGGACGTTGTGGACGTTGTCGAGATCGTTGGTCAGGTTGCGGTTCTGGCGGCCGGCACCACGATCCCGACCACGAAGAGCTGGCGATCGATCAAGGCCATTCAAATGAACCTTGTTTCGGACGGCGGCACAGCTCGAACCCTGCGGATTGAAGACCGCGATGCACTTTTGATTACGGCCCGAGACATCAGCGACGCTGCTGTCGATGGGACTGCCCTGGTAACCATTCAAGGATATTGATTATGTCGACACTCCCACCGTCAGCCGATTACACCGGTGCCAGCGTTACGCAGGGTGGCAAGAAAACCTTCATGGCAGCAGTTCGGCTGTGGCTTTCCGAGGCGTTTGGAACAGATAGCACCCCCGCGACTGTGCTGGCTGCCCTGGGTGGCTTGGCAAAAGCCGGCGGCGTCATGACAGGCCTGTTGACGCTGGCAAAAGGAGCGAATATTGCATCGGCATCAACGGTAAATTTGTCGACGGCGACCGGCAATACCGTGACGATCACGGGCACGACTGGCATCAGCGCCTGGACGATGACGTCGGGCCAGGTGATGGACGTCATCTTCGCAGCGGCACTGATATTGACGCACCACGCCACAAACAACAATCTGCCTGGCGGGGTCAATATCACCACGGCCGCGGGTGACCGCGCGCGAATCTATTACGACGGCACGACTGTCTATGTGACGTTTGCGAAGGCCAGCGGAGCGCCTGTGACTCCTGAGGCGTACATCCACATTCGTGACGAAAAAGCATCCAGCACGCAAGGGGGAACTTCCATTGCGACCACATGGCAGACGCGGGTACTGAATACCGAGTCCGTCGATACGGGTGGAAACGCCACGCTCGCGTCCAATCAAATCACCCTTGCCGCCGGAACGTATCGCGTGCGCGCAAGAGCGCCGGCGTCGCTGAGTTCTATTCATAAAATTAGGCTGCGCAACGTTACGTCAGGAGTCACGCTACTTGTTGGTTCATCTGCTTACAACTCGCCGGTGTCGGGGATTCAGACTGACTCGGTGCTTACCGGCCGGATCACTGTTGCGGCAGCGCAGGTGCTGGAACTTCAGCACTGGGTAAACACCGCTAGGGGCACCGACGGGCTTGGAACCGCAACGATCTCCGGGGAAGTCGAGGTATATGCGGAAGTCGAATTTTGGAAAGAGGCGTGATGATGTGGCAGACCGTCGGCATTGGCTTCGGCATGCTTTATCTGCTCTGGCTTCTCTACCTCGCCGTGATGAACCTGCAGCGCGCAAGGGACGCGGGAACGCTGTCCAAGGTGGCGCTGTACCTCGGCCTGCCGCTGCTGTACTTCGGCTTGCTGGTGGACTTTCTTGTCAACGTGCTGGTCATGACCGTGGTCCTGCTCGAGATTCCGCGGGAATGGCTGGTCACATCCAGGCTGAAGCGCCACAAGGCAACCGGAAGCGGTTGGCGGCACGCGATCGCAGTCTGGTTCGGCGAAAACCTGCTCGATGCCTTCGACCCCAGCGGCAAACACATTTGAAGTTTAATCGCACCAGCATCGCCAGCCGACAGGAGAACCCCGATGCCGAATACACCCACCGCACTCCCGTTGACTGACGAACAGATCGAAATGATCGCAGAACGGGCCGCCGAAAAGGCCATGAAAAAACTGACCGAGGACGCTTACATGTCCATCGGCCGGGGCGTGGTCAACAAAGCGTTCTGGATTATCGGCATGGTCGCCACGGCGCTGTTCTTCTGGCTGGCTCAAAAAGGAATAATCAAATTATGATTTCCGCACTCGTTTCTTTCCT